TGTTCTAGCTCGTTTAAGTAACTGGTGTTCCATTGTTCTTCTACAGAGTAACCTTCGTCACTTACATACTGAACATACCCTGCTTCTGCCATAGCAGCAAAAGCCCCAAAACGTAGTACCTTATTAGCTTTAGGTTTAACTAGCCTTACGGTAAAACCAAACTCAGCTAATTTAGCTTGCAGTGTTTTAGCATAGCTTTGTCCACCTGCACCTGCATCTAGTGGTAGTGTAATAATTACATCCCTACCATCAGCAAGAGCTGTTTTAAGGATTAACTCCTCGACACCTAAGAACTTCTTACGGCAACGCACTACATGTTCTACTGTATAAACTTTATTCTTATCTTTTGACATAAGAACCCCTGCTGTATAATCGGGGTCTCTGTATTTTTCACTTGGTTCTGATGCTGCTAAATCCCAAGCCCTTACTCTCTGTACTACATGGATAGGAGGGTGTTTAATCATCTTAACCCAAGCACGTTTAAAATACCCTGTACCTTCTTCACGAGCTGTCCAACTACCATAAAGTAGTCGATCTTGTTCAACACGAGATTGTTCTTTTAACTTACCAATATACGCTTTAGAGATGTACGGGTTATCGTAGACTGTACTACCAATAACACACATTGAAGTGATACCGCTATCTTCTTCTGAACCATAAACAGCTTCAGCTTCTTTTCGTGTAGCATACCAATCTAAACTACCATCACGTTGTTTAACGAAGTATCGTGTTACACCACGCTTATCAGGATCAGGAATACCTGTTTCAGGGTCTAACCACCACCATACCCAATCTTTTAAGAATGAATCACAGTGAGGGTTTGTCGCCATACATAAAGAAGCTTTGTGATACCTTTCAGCATCAGCATTACGGTTACGAGAACGGAGATATGTAATCATCTCTTCTGTAAATTCTGTTGCTTCATCGAATGCGATGTAGTCTGCTTGTAGACCTTTAAACTTCTCTTTTGCTGCTTCGTTCTCATAGTGAGAAAATTGTAATGAAGCTCCTGTTGAGAAGATTAATTTACGATCTTTAATTTTAATTTTTAAGTTAGGGTCAACCCTGCTGTATAAAGCAATGGCATCATCCCAAAGACCACCTTGTTGTAATAGTTGTGTAGATGTCCTACGGAAGATTACACCTCTTGAATAAGGGCAACTAATATATCTTAAAAATCTTAATAAAATAGAATATGATTTACTACTACCAGCACTACCACTGGCAATAGTAATATCTGCCTCAGAATTAATGAATAATTCTTGTGGTATACTAGCAGGAGCAATTACGTCTCTTTCTTGCATTGCTTCCCTACTTATGTTGTAGAGGGTGTTACCCCTCTGCTACTTTAAATGAAATGATTGGAGCTAATGGTTTATCATCTTGATCATTATCATCTGAACTACCACTAGCGTTTACAGGTTTATATAAATCATCCATCATGTCTTGATATGTTTTCATAATGAATACTGCAACTTTAACTTTAGTAGCTTCAGTTGTCTTTTCATCTTCAAGCATATCTGTAAACACTTTAAGAGCTTTATTATTTAAGGGTTTTAATCGTCTAAGAATTTGTTTAAACTCTTTCTCACGATATTCGCCACCAGTAAGAGACTTGGGATTAACCAAGTCCTTAGCTTGAGGTCTTCCATGAGGATTACCACTCTGTCCTTTAACAAACGCCATACATAGACTCCTTCAATTGCTCTAACCGAGTACGTTCTTCGGTTATTAATTTTTTCATTTGTGTAACATATTCTGTAGCTAATATTATCGCTCTATCTTCACCGTACGATAAAAAAGCACCCGATGAGGTGTCATAAGGACTTTAGTTGTGATTATTAAGAATCAGGAAATGCGATTGTTGGCGGTGTAAAATTCTCTGTATATCGAGCTACACCATGCGTATACCTAAATTCATCAATAAATCCGCTAAACCAACTGGCTGATGAGGAAATATCAGTCGGTGTACCTGAGATATGAAGCAGTGTGTATGTATAATCATTAGTTTCGGGGTCGGGTGAAGCAGTAATATTCTGCCCGTTTACATAGAATTTTAAATACCCTGCTGTTTTGACAATAGCCACATGATGCCACGTATTCAAGTCAAATGTTTCAGCACTCATTTTCCACCCAAAGCTTGTTGAAAATGTAAGAAATTTCTTTTTTTCACCATCAAAACCTACAGCGAACCACTTGCTTATCACATAAGGTGTACTAAAGAAATACTCTATACTGGCTGCCGTCGGATAGACCCAAAACTCAATAGTAAAATCGTCCGCACCAATCTCTGATGGAAATGTGAGGTCAGCTTTACTTTTATTTCCTTTTAGACTTGTCATGCCGAATTTCGACTGATCACTTGATAATCTTGTTGCATTCAAAGCCCAAGAAACACCCGCCTTTACGTCAGTCGATGAGACCTCCCCATTGACACCATCAAAGTGATTCAGCGATACCACATTAGCAAAATAAATATCGTCACCACCACCGCCACCACCTCCACCATTCACGTACAAATCCCCGTACAAAATGCGTCTTAATGTTCGATTAAGTATTGCTTCTGTGTTAGCACCTATACCCTTTTGATATGAGTATAAAGTAGTTGTTTTATTTTGAGCGTCTATCATTTTTACCTCACAAATAGATTAGACTTCTGATGTAAGCACTGTCACCGTAATGTTTGTTGAGGTTGGTGTCCACGCCCAAATTGGAAATCCTGCTGAAACAGCGAGATCATTCCTTAAAATCTTACAATATGGAACGGTAGCAGTATCAGGGGCAGTATTAGAGGATGATACAGTAAAACGTGTACCTGTATTGATAATCTCTTGAACATACCCTGCTTTTGTACCATCTAAAATCTTTGTAGGGGTTTGTGTTAAGACAAATGTTTGTGCTGGCATGTTATATCCTTTTTATTCATTTGTTATTGAAATCTGTTATCTTTATCATTGTATTGATGACCACTCTAACCTGTCTCAACACCGAGAACACATAACTGTTCCCCTCTCCGCAACAACCCGTTAGGGTGTTTATTGAACTTAATTGCTAAGTTCTTATTTATTGTTGTTTTCTTTCTTGTTATAAAACTGATTATCAAGTAGGGCGAACGTTGACTTAGCTAACAACACGTAACCACGAATGTTTACGCTGATGGGTCATCAATAAGCTCTAGGCTTTCCACCTACATCTGTTTACACCACAACAGACTCGTCCTTTGCTACATCACACACTAGGATGACGGTGAATGTGTGTATAGATCGTCTTACGATTGATAAAACTAAATTACCCACTAACACAATGAACAGTGTATCTAGTTGTCATGTTCACTTACTGATACATAGAGTTTATTTATCTCTAGCCTAGATTTGTGTGTTAGGGATAAAACTAGAGTTACTTTAGTTTCTTTAACTTCTCTTGTCTCCAAGCTTCTTTTTGTTCTTTAGATTTAAAGAAACCGTTATCATCAGGGTCAACACTAGAACCTGTAACAACACAAGACAATATGATTAATAGGAAAAATGCAGGAATGCCTACAATTACAACTAAACACGTTAATATGATTTCTAACATATTTACCTCAATAAACAGGATTCTTCTGAGGAGTTACACAACCATAAAACATTTGCTGTTCTACAATCCCATCAAACTTTGTATTCTTATTATATTCTGTATCACGTAAGATTTGATTAACTTCGTTTCTACAGACATTACAGAATGTTTCTTCAATCTTTTCTCCTGTTGGGAGAGTTCGTGTTCCTGTTGGTCGCATAAGCGCTCTATTACAACACACACATCTACACATGATCACCATCTTTCTTATTATCTTGAATAAGGGTTAATAACTCAAATTGACCAAATACCAACATTGTTTCAATGAATGACAACTCTGTGTTCAATACATACTCACTAACAAGGCACACAATTGCTGCAAATGCAAGGTTAACCAAAGTATTGTATCTATAATATAACGCTAACATTTGCACCTCATGTTGAATAGAATCATTACTTACCACCATCTTTCGACTTAGGAGAAAACGCTTAAACCGTATGATAAGTAATTTGATCAAAATGATCAGTAGGATAAATTTTATTGATGAAGTAATCTGTAACGACATTGCAAATAGTTACACAGACAGTCTAAACTAACACGCGCATGGGTGAGTCTTTAAACAACTGAAAGGATGCTCTCGACCAATTACTTCTCAATAAAATTGTTAGTCTTTCCTAACAGTCAAATCACTCGATTAACGATGGACAGTAACCTTTATCTTTTCAGACAGCCGACAACAACCATATGTATACACATTTCAAAGGCTGTGCTACCCACAATCCAAACAGGAGTATAAATACTTGTGTAAGGTTGCTTATGGAGAACCTAAGCTCTCAGAGTAATTACCTGATTGTATCATGGTTCAGGATTAGGTTTTGTAAACCACCACTGTATGTTATGCGAACACCATTTCAGCGTACCCACACTCGTAACACGAATCATCATTGTTTGAACATACACCTAAGAATAAGAGATAGCTTACCTATCAGCACACAACATAAGCATGAACGTCTTGTCGAAACACACTCAATGGTTTACGTGAACAACTAGAGTCAAAAGTCAAGACTACCATCACTCTAGGAACTGAGGAGGATCACTCGCTCTATACAAAACAGCAGCTTTGGTCTAA